AGGGCATTAGCATGGAGGGTCGCTCTCGTTTTGATTTCATTGGGCAATGGCAGAATGCTATCGCCGAATGTGATATCTTTCTTGACGTGCCAACTGGAAAAGTGGGGTTTGTTTACAGAACAACGGATTGGAGCAATTACGATGGCACTTTTGCTTATGCAGTAGAATGTACGGGTACAAGTATAAAGCTTTATAAAGGTTCAAATAATGCAGGCGCGTCTAGCAATGCTACTGTTACACAAGTTGGTTCAACGGCAACATTAACAGTGAGCGGTGGTTGGCACCGACTAAAACTCATTTTTAATGGTTCAAATCATCAGATATGGCTAGATGATATTCAGTATATTAATGCAACAGATGCAACGTATAGTGCAGCAGGTTATCTAGGATTTCGGTCATCAAATGCAAATAGTAGTGCAGGTTATCAGGGACAATTTAACAATCTTGGAGTAACAGTAACAGGATTGTCTGGTACATGGGTATCTGCTAGCACTTCACTAACCAGCGTAGGAACGTATGGCAATTCTGTTGTTACCTGGGAAGATGTTTCGATTAATCCTCAATCTACTACCATTCTTGTTGAGTCCACAACCAACGGAGGGAGCAGCTGGCAGGTCGTCACAAATGGAGGTCCGATAACCAGCCTTACTCCAGGACAATCTCTTAGCGGTGTCAATCTCCAGTTGAGGGTTACGCTTTCAACACAATCGGCTGCCAGTATGCCTCAGATCCAATATTTAGTGTGTCGTATTCTTGGGCAGTTCAATAGCTCAGGCACACGAATAGCGCCTGTACTTTCACTTGCATCTGCTCTTATTTGTGGGAGCGCAACAGCTTCATGGAATGTGAATACACCTCCAAATACATCATTTAGTCTTCAAACATCACTAGACAATATCACCTATAACAATATATTTGGTTTGACTGGCATTCAAATCGCTGGGCTCACAACACAACCTTTACCAATTCTTGACACTTTCGCAACCAATGACTCTCCTACTTATGCACATCTAAATAGAACCGGAGGAAGTGCGTCAACGTGGGTATGGGACACTGCCAATTCACGAGTTACTGCTTCAGGTGGCTCTAGCGACATGCAGTTATATACTGGTGTCTGGTTTAATACTGGTTATCAAGTTAAAAAACAGATTATTATCGATCATACTAAAGTCGTTGGAGGTGCTGATCTTTCAAATTATCCTCTGTTGGTTTCTTTCACAGATCCTAATCTCGTTATCCCTAGTGGTTTTGTTCAAAATGTGAACGGTTTTGATATTATCTTTGTAAGTGCAGATGAGACAACACAATTAAATCATGAAATAGAAAATTATAATCCATTTACGGGTGAAATTGAGATGCATGTGTCAATACCAACATTATCTCATACTGTAGATACTGTAATTTGGATGTATTTCTGTAATCCTGGTATATCAACAACTCAAGAGCATGTAACAAGTGTTTGGGACACCAATTTCAAAGCTGTCTGGCATATGGGCAAAGCAACAGGAGCAAATCAACTTGATTCAACCTCTAATGCTGTAACAGCAATACAGCACAATTCCCCCCTGCAAGGGGCTGGTCAAATTGATGGAAGTCTTACGTTTGATGGATTGACGCAATATCTCAGTGTTGCGCATGGGGCTGTAACAGATATTACAGGTGATAAAACAGTTGAGGCATGGATAAATACAGACTCCTTTGCGCTTGATGCTAATGGCTCTGATCCTCGTGTGCTTATTAACAATATCGATGGAACAAACGTCTATCAATTAGCCTTGGATGCTGCTGGAGGGGGAACGATTGCATTTGCTGTTAATGACTCAACAGGACAGCATATTATATCAAATCAAACATGGAGTACAGGTGTTTGGTATCACATAGTTGGTACATATGTAGCATCAAGTCATACGGTTGCACTCTACATCAATGGAGTGTCAGTAGCTAACAATGGAAGTCTTTCTTTATCAACGGGTACATCTTCTCTCTTTAATATTGGCAGACGTACTGATGGATTAGGGTATTTTCTTGGATCTCAGGATGAGATCAGGATCTCGAATAGCATTCGATCTGCTGGTTGGATAGGAACAGAATACAATAATCAGTCAAATCCAGGGACATTTCTTTCTCTTGGGGCACTTACGTTTCAACCAACAACTTCTACCAAAGATGGCGATTGGATTTTCGACACTGATCAGTGTGATTGCGGAGGGATTGTTTGGAGACAAACAGACGCGAGCAATTTCTATGAGCTTGATATCTTTGACGCATCCTCTAATGCAGGGTCTACCAATGTTTTGAAGCTTTTCAAAGTTGTGGCAAATACAAAAACACAGATCGGCGCGACGATTACCATATCATTTATCAGAGGAATAGCATACCGCGCTCGTGTCACGATGATAGGGACTGCCATCACAGTTTATTTTGATGGTGCAATCGTGCTCACTGCAACCGATAGCGCTTTGGCTGGTCCTGGCAAGTCTGGCATGATCAATGTTTCTGGCAACTCCCACTTCTATAATTTCAGGATGCAACCGCTCGGACAATCCCTTGCAGGTGTCAATCTTTATTCTAAAGTTACGCTTTCCTCAACTGATCCAACAGTTACCCCACAACTTACAGATTTGATACTTGTAGCACTTCATCCCAATATTGCGCTGGGTCCAATCATTCCAACGGCAAACTATAAGAGAACGTATCTTTCAGCGAATATGGATGATATTTCCAAAAAAGCCAATTGGACGTGGCAAATAGATCCTAATCTCAATATGTTGGCTGGTCCTCGCATTGCCATTCCTGCTCCTTGGATACTTACATCCAAGGATGTGCTCTATCCTGACGATGGATCTGGATCGCTTTCAGTTGAAAATAGCGGGGATCTTTATAGAAATAGGCAAATCTTAACAGGTGTATTAGCAACAATGGCAATGAGTGAGACTCATCCAGGGGATGGAAAGAGCACGTCTTGGACACTCAAGTTTCCTGTAGTTGGGCAAACCCCTACCATATTCCTCAATGGAGAGGTGAAATCCATCGGGCAAAAGGGCATAGATATAGGCAAAGATTTCTACTATGCCCTTGGCTCAACTTCTCTTGCTCAGGACACCGCGGGGACAATTCTCCAACCTGATATTGATAGCTTCACGATCAACTATACAGGCCAATTTACAACAGAAGTTGTACGCAATAACACTGGTCAGTTTCCAGGGACAACATCACAGAGCCAATATGCAGCTCTCACAGGTGGCTCAGGCATTGTTGAGAATGTTGAAGACATAACAGCCATGCAGCTTGATGTACCCTCTGCAAACGCTTATGGAGACGGCCTTTTGCAAAAGAATGGGGTGATCGGCAGGACTTTGATTTTCAAAACTAATCGAACCGGTCTTTCAGTAGGTCAATATATTGCCGTGTTCATTCCTGAGCATAAATTAAATGATGCATCCATGCTCATCACAAATATGGATCTTCATCCAGAAATAACACTTGTCGGTAATCAAGCATCAATGCTCTACTACTGGCAAATAACGTGTGTAGAAGGTCCTAGCCTTGGCTCATGGCAAAAGACATTAGTGCAAGCTTTGAACGGGAGTTGATGTTATGACACTTCAATCAGATCAACAAGATATAGCAGATGCAGAAGCAGCTTTAGTTGCTCTAGGACCGCTTTCATCAAGCAATTTTGATCAAGCACTGGTGCAACTTCGTAAACGAAAGCAAGCTCAGGATGATATTGCCAAGATCCAAAGCAATCAATTTTCTACTGATGGGTTTAATCTGATTAGTCAAGTGCAAACTGCCGGAGCCCAGACTGACAAAGTTGTGGTGATATCAAAGTTCTTGCGAACATTTGCAGAATATATTGCAACTCAGACGCAAGCGCTACAAGCAACACATCCAACAGTAAAAAGTATAGTCGACGCAATTCCTCCAATGGGGAATACCCAATAACCCCCTGCAAGGGGAGAGAGGCAAGTGATATGAGTAACATCATTTTAATCAGATACCAGATAACCGGAGGAAGTTGGAGGAGTGGAAGGCAAAAAGGCTTAGATCGGGGCTTCACTTGCCTGAGTATAAATATGTGGCTGTCCCGGGATATTGGAGAGGAAAGCAGAAGCCAGTATCTTACGAAGAGGTTGTAGCAAGATCTGCAAGGCACCAATGCGTATGGCAACTGGAAAATTGGGATGCCAATACTGGTGAACTTTATGAGCGTGGATGTGCTCATAATGTGATCACCGATAACGGTGGTATTAGTATGCTCAAAAACCTGTGGAATAGTGCAGGTTCAGCAATTGCCATTGGTAGTCATGTAACTGTCTCTCCAAATGGATTTGCTACCAAGTTAACGTCTGCAACGGGTGTATCTCCAATCACAACCTTATCTGTTACTGCACTTATCAATGGGCTTGCCAATAGTAGCACAATGACCCTTGGTTATAATGGTGCAACGCCTCAAACCGTAACGCTTAACGCTATTGCTAACGCTGGTAACACAAGTTTGACTGTTGTGTCGTTTACTCCAAGCGCAAACTTCCCAATTGGGACCGATATCGTTGCTATCCCCTCTGTTACCGACAATCCCTCTTCTGTCAGTGGAACGATTGACTCTGGAGCACTTTCAGCAGGTGCATTTACGTATAATGCAACAACGGGATTAGGGAATAGAAACGTTGTGATAGTTGCAACTATAGTCGGTACTTCAGGAAATGCAGGAACGTATAGCGAAGCATATACAGGCAATAATGCAACAATTGGAACGGGTACAACGTTCTCGCACATTATAATTCCTGGATTTGTTTTGAATTCGAGCTCAAACGAAACTTTGACGCTTACTGAGAAATCGTAGAAGGAGAAAAATAATGCCTTTAACACCAGGAACAGCAGATGTTCTTCAGCCTATGGCAGCACCATCCGTTGTACAGAATGCGACAGGAGCAGGCGCGCCTATCACGTATAACATTGTGCCTGTAAATGAAGCTGGTCAAGATGGAGCTCCAAGTCCATCATTTATCACAGGCGCGAACAACGCAGCGACTGCGAACAATACGATAAGCTGGGTAGCCATTCCGGGTGTGTCGGCCTATCGTGTGCTCAAAAATGGAGCACTCTTAGCAACGTTAGCTGCTGGTGTCACCTCGTACACCGATTCAGCAGGCGCGGCAGGTGCAACGTACACATCGCTTACATCACAGCCACCTGCTCCTGCTCTGGTTGCAAGCTATCCGCTTGACGGTGGAAAATGGACATATTCAGCAGCAAAAGTTGGATTGGTCCCGGCCGCGTCTGCAACTGACATTTTTACGATCACAGGATCAGCTTCAAAAATCATCAGAGTGACTCACATTGAG